TCCACCCTTTCTTTTTCTTCCCTTTTTGTGAGTTTGTCTAGTAGACTTCCATTTTTGTAATCTCCGCCTACTGCATTTTGTTAATTTTGCCTTTAATTTTCTTGTTTTCCTACGAAGTCTTCTAAGTTGTGCTTTACTGCCTTTATAACAGATCATGTTTTTTCTCAATCTTTTTTTACTACACCTTTTCTTCTTTTTTCTTCCGCCTTGTTGATTATTGTTTTTGTAATTTACCATTACTATACTATATCTTAATAAATTAATCCCAATAGCTCAAAAATAGAACGCACGTGCGACTCTTGATCGGCAACGCATTCAATCATATCTTGCTCAAATTTTTTAATCTGCTGCCGCATTTTATTCCAATTGCGTTTTATAATAGGAATGCTATTCTTTAATTTCTCTTCAATCTCTTTCCTGGAGAGATCAATAGAATTTGTACCTAAAATTAGCTTAAATAAGATGACAGCCAACGACAAATTCTCCATATTACTAGATATATTATGAAGAAAGAGGATGGGCTTCTTATCTCTAACTTCAAGATGGAAATCCTCTCTGGAGCAGATTCCACTTTTTAGACTGATAAGAATACCGCATTTGATATCGTGATTTGTATCGATATCTCTATAGAATTTTTCAATTTCGGGTTTTGTGACATTATTCTTATAATTTTTTGTTTCAATAAGCATGATAAAATCATTTTCTTTAAATATAAAGTCACCTCGTCCAGTTTGTTTATGTGTGTCTTCAATCTCAGCCTTAGGAAATCTACGATTTAATTCACACAAAGTAAAATTTTCTCCTACCTGTCCTATAATAGTAGAATTTTGAGTTCTTGCAATTAAGGCTTCTTTCGCTTGTTTTTCTACCTGCAGTCTTTCTTCATATTCCGCACGAAGTCCCTTCATCCGATTCTCCCAGTTTGTTTCTCGCTCTGTCGCCCTTTTATCAAAAATAGCATAAGCATCCTTAAAAGCATTGCGGTTTTCTTGATTTAATGCTGATATTTTCTGATCCTTTCTCTCCAATTGTTGTCTAAGATCACTAATTTCGTTTTGAAAACATAGATGTGTCTGTTCTTTTATTTTCCCTGACACCTCTAATAATTCGCGCCGATGCGTATTTTCTAGTAATTGATTTTTAGTTTTCTCTCTACGGAGTTCTTCTTTTATTTCAGCAAGTATCCTATCATTTCTCTCCTTTTCCTTTTCCATTCTTTGCTGCCATTCTTCATTATCCCAACCCTGCATCATCTTACTACCCATATTGATAAAACGTGATCCCAAACTAATACTTTTAATCTGGTCACATTGTTTCATTTGTAGAAATTTGAGAACAATCTCATTAGCCGGCAAACAAAAGGTAATGGATTCGCCTTCAAAAGACATTTAAATATAGTTAATAAAATGTTTCTATTTCCATTTATATAAAGAAATATGAAGTATTATATATAGTATGGCTACGAGAGCAGCGGGTATGGCTATAGAAATATTTAAAAACAGTCGGAGTAAAGAAAGAGCCGATATGATATTAGAACCTTTACAGGTGATGATAAGATTAGCAATTTTGGGATTTTGTCCAATAGGAACCAAAATAAATATAAGTCAGAACACATTATACTTGCATGAACCATCATTATGGCAAGGAGCTTGGCGATGGTTTGAAGGCGATTCAAAAGACGATCTTTACTATCTTTTCCACGCGATTAGAAGATTTTATAAATGGTACAAGGATAAGGATAATGAAATCTATAACTATATTCTGGAATTAGCAAAGATAGGAATTAAAAAACTAATTGAGACTTATCAAAAAGCGGACAAGCAATCTATATTACATACATTGTCATTGTATCATAATATACTGGAATTGAATCAACCAGATTTATTTAAAAAGGATGAGGATGATGAGTCTGTGAATATTGATAAGGTTTTTAGTAAAGTAACAGAGCTATATGATAATAGAATTCTAATGGCTATTTTTAGTGTATTCAAAATCTTGAAAGAAACAACCAATAATGCTGATAAGGTACAATATATTACTGGTTTACATTCAATACTTGCGCCCACAGAAGATCATATCAGAACCTGGATTCAAACGAACTTGACGCTATAGAGTAAATTGATTTGATTAAAATATCACAGTATCATATTACACCATGTCTCTCATTGATTCGGCAACCAGCTTGAAAACCAATTGGAAACCATTTATCCTTCAGCTTTTGAGTGAACATCCAGAAATAGAACAATATTATCAAGATGAATGTAGCAAATTTAAAGATACGTTACCTATCTATCCCAAACCGGAACATATATTTCGTTGTTTTGACTATTTTGATACCGATGATACAAAAATAGTCATTTTGGGGCAAGATCCTTATCATGGACCTGATCAGGCGATAGGTTTATGTTTTGGTGTTACCAAGAATGTAAAGGTGCCGCCTTCCCTTAAAAATATTATTAAAAAGCTAAAATCGGAATTCGGTTCAACAGCAGCAGCAGAATCTCCCTCTCTGGAGCATTGGGCTAGACAAGGTATACTAATGTTAAATACCGCATTAACTGTTAGGCACAAAACGCCTCTTGCCCATATGAAGAAATGGCTACCTTTTACCAAGGCGGTAATCAAGTATCTAAAAACTCATGGTAAAAATATTGTATTTGTAGCGTGGGGAGCTTTTGCACATGGCATTTTAGCCGACGTGGGTGAGGACCATCATTTAATAGTCAGTTCTCACCCCTCACCACTTAGCTTTTCTAGAAAATATAAAATTTATCCATCCTTTAAAGATGCAGAAATTTTCGCTGCAATAAATAAACTAGTAGAAGTACCTATAGATTGGTAGAAAATTGAAGCTTTGGGGTATTTGTAGGAGAAATATATAGAACACACAAGTATGCCGAAAACCAAGGATGGAAAGCGCCGGACAGGCAAAGATAAGCGTCGCCGTACTTTTAACAAGTATGGTAAAAATACTGCTCGTGGACTGCGTCACATTGTGGCTCAGCAGCAAGCCCGTGAAAGCAAACAAAATGCACAGCAAAAAAATAGCACTAAAAAAAAGTAACCAAAGTGGAGTTACTCCCCGTTATAGATAGTTGCTTTAAATGGCAACCCTATCTTGCAGGGCTTTCTCCATATGAACACCACATCCGGGGTTTTAAATTCTAAATGTCTAATTTCTTCAGTAACATCTTTTTTATTTTCTAAAATAGTTAGTTTATCGGTGATATCTAATATATATGTTGGCGTTGTAGAATATATATGAAAGCCAGCCGTATCGCGGATTAGTTGATATTTCCCCCTTCCGAATCTTTTTCCATCTACCTTCATTTGAAATAGGCGTACAAAAAATTGAAGTGGTCTAAGAAGTATAGATTCATAAGTATCCTGCCCCAAAATCCTAGAATCGCAACCCAACCACACTTACTTAAACTCAAAAATGACGACTCTTTCCTGTATCAACGCCGTGAAAAGAACGGATGGATGCCGTGACGAGAATGACAATTTGATGCGACCCCCTGTCGCGCCACTTTACATGGATGTTTCCTTTGCGGGAGACCGCTCTGGCTCCATGTGTTCCACGCAAGGCGGTTCCCAGACCGGCGCTGTGGACTACATCAAAAAGCAGGTGGAAGCTTCAAAAACGCTGAATTGCCTCCTCGGCTTTCACATTGACTTTACGACGTTTGACGACATTATCGAGAAACCCTACTCAGGCGCAGCATCCGAGGTCACTGCTGGCGTATTGGACATGCTTCGCAAAGCGATGACGCCACGGGGTTCCACCCGATTGTACGATGCCATCTTGGACAGCCTGCGGCGTCAGATGTCCCGCCTGGAAACTAAATTCGCATCGCTTCCATATGAGGTTCGCTGCCTTGTCAAGGACCAGCCTTGGCTTTTCGGAGCGGCATGCACCCCAATGACTGACGGTTACGACAATGCGTCGGCTCATGGAGCTGATCAGGAGTCGCGTGTTGCCTGCATGAACTTCGTTCACAATTATTCTGCTACTGGGATGGTGCTCGCTGCAAATCGCGATGCTGCCGAACTGGCTATTGAGCTTGGACTTGACCCCGAGGCGGCACTGCAAATGGGTACCACAGAGGTGGAATGTCGCAATGCTATGTCCAGTGCCGCTGCTGCCCAGCTGCGGTGTGCCACTTCTGGTGGCGCAGTACCGCCGCCGGCAACCCGCTACTTTACTCAGCTTGAAAGGGAGACCTCATGCTCTAGACCCGCTATGGTCACTCCGCCGCCCAGTTCCTATAGGGTACAAACTTGCCCTAGCAGGTGGGGAGCACAATCGCCGATTCCGCGAATGAGGCGCGGGGATCCTTCCCCAGTGCCTGTCGCGCTGTTGCGCGCCCCAGTGCTCGGACAGAACACTGTCGTGAGCAACAGGTAAATCAAAAAAAATACCACTTATATATAATGGGAGCTTCGTTATCGTTAACATTATCTTATCATTATGCATATTCTCGCAAACCGCCTAGCATGTATCCATTATCTAGGCAAAAAAAATGCCCTTGTACAAAACTTTTTTATACCCAACTTGAAGAGCCCGAGAAAACCATCACCTTAAGAAAATTGAAATGACTTTTTGATATAGTAGTAAGTACAAACGCCTAACAAGATTGAACTATAACTTATGTACACAACAACTACCGCTACTCGCGAAAAAGTCCTTAAGGCTGTTGCTGCCACCCACCGTGCGATGGAACGGCATGCGTGCTCTAAGAGCCAGTTCAAGTTCAAGTGCTTCTCGTGTGGCGAGATGATCAACCGCGGCGACAAGATCACTCGCTGTCACAAGGCGAACGCCGGGATGACTCTTCGGTACAGGGGAGCAGGTGGCGAATGTGGGCTCACTATGGCTGAGACTGTCTTTTACCAGGCTGAGACTGGTAAGGACATGTGGGTCCATATCGGCTGTAATCCCTGCTACTGGGACGAAGGTTTTGATAACGGCGACGAGTCTTCTCCTCCGGGTCTACGCGGGGTGCCAACGGAATGGGGCTGTAAGATTGATAGGGAGTGGGAGGACTGGACCAGCGGACCTGGCGGCGAATCGTGGCTCATTATGGGGGTCCCCTACTTCCTTAAGGTAAAGGGGTATCCCAAGGAGAAGTCTATGAAAAAACGCATCGTCCATGCGGTCACGCGATTTCAGGCTCTCTGGCGTGGATACATCTACAAAAAGGCTTATCCCGAAGCACTCCTCCAGGCTCAAGCCGCACAAATGTATCCGCCCGAGATGCAGGCGGCAGCAGACGAGGAGATTGAAGCTGGTCTTTCCTACCGACAACAGACTTGTTGGGAGGAAGAATGGCGACAAAGCAACGCCCAACGAAACTGGCTTTGGAGCGGAGAGGGAAGGGAAGAGAAACAAATCCAGGTTGGAGAGAGTTATGAGATACTCATGGATCGTGGAAAATCAAACGAGGCGGTATATAGTGCCGAAGTTATTAGGGTAGACACGGGAATTTATGCGCCACGATGGGTTTCCGTCAAATTTCATTATGATGGCGAGGTGAGAGACTATCGTCAAAGGAGGTTTTGGAAACTGGTAGAGGAATGTTATAACTTCAAGGAGCAAGTGGGCATTGAGGCAAAAATTATTGGAAAAATTTCCACTCGGTACCGATATAAAGGACAGGATTCTACCTAATAACTAGACCAATTCTAGTTTCATAAAATATATTTTTTAATATTTTTTAAGAAAATTGAAGTAAATACTTATCAAAAAAGTGAGAAGCACACACACACACACAATCACAGACGACCAAAATGCCTGGTACCTTTATAACTACTTCCGTAAAAAAACTTGCTTCTAGCCGAGCACCCCTTTTCGGCTCACTCTTCCAAGATGGCAAGCTTGGAGCCTACATCGCGGAAAACACCGTGGATCCCTGGGTTGGGACTAACTTTGCAGGCTACGCCTTCATGAATCCTAAGCAAAAAGGGGAATTCGGGGAGCGTTTTATCACTGCCCTTGCGCGCCAAGGAGGACACGACGTTCAACGCGCTCACTCAGCGACCGCAGGATATGATCGCATCATTAATGGCATGAAGGTGGAGATCAAATTCAGCTTGGCGACGCGAGCGAAGTTTCAAAAACCGAAACCGACTGGTTACTTGGCTCTCAAGATGGTGCAGCTGAAGGAAATCCTGCGAGAGAGAAAGCTCACGCTGGGCGGCAACAAGGCGACTCTAGTTGCTCGCCTTGAAGAGTGGGATATGGCGCATCAGGTAGGAGAGGAAAAGGCAATTGTTCCGCCGCCCAAATCCGCTACAAATAGCGACTGTGGTGTTACCACCGATTCCTTCGTAATCAACCATGTTTCCAAAGCCAAGGACTGGGATCGGCTTATCTTTTGCGGTATAAATCCAAGGGAGGAGGATCTGCGACTGGTTTGGTTCACGAGGGAAGATTTCACCAAGCACGTGGAAAGCGCAACGACTAGCTGCTTTAACACCCAGCAAGGAGGGAAAAAAATCAAGAACGACGACTATATGTGCACCGATATCCAGACATTGTTGAGCTACGATTGGGTGCACCAAGGCGCCGAAACCGCATTTACCAAATAAATCTTCAAAATCAAAAAAATTAAAGGCAAATTGTATATAAAAGTCCTTTTTTTTTCATAAAACCGAATTAAAAGAATAAGAATAGTATTTGTATAAATGGATGATAAAAAGGAGAAAGAACAACAATTTACATGTCCGCAGTGCAAGTTTGTTACAAAAAATTCTAGAAGTATGCAAAAGCATCAGTGGACGTGGCATCCATCAAATAATATCGAGAGAGCATGGGCAAAACACGCCCGAGAAGGATTTATGAATTGGACAGGAAGTTCATATTATGAATCATATGGTCCATATTATTGAAAAAATTGAATACATGTATTTTTTATAAAAATATTGTAATTTCACCATGTCCGAGACTCTTTACGATATCCCCCCATGCGCCAAAGGCGTCCTGCAAAATTTACTGAGCAATGGCACAACGCTAACAGCAGCTATAGCCGAACTCCTTGACAATGCTGTTACAGCAAATGCAAAACACGTGAAGCTCACTCTAGCCTCATTAGATGGTCAATATTATTTGATTGTGGCGGATGATGGCATTGGTATGGACAAAAACAAACTTATTTCCATTCAAAAATCTTATCAATCTCGGAAACCTGTGATGGAGGGGCAGCGGTGTGTTTATAAAGGAGCTGGAAGATTTGGTGTAGGTTATGCAGCAGCACGTGCGGTACTTACGAATAACTCAGGGACCACGATTATAATGTCTCATCACAAGCCCACGCCCGCGCATTGCGCAGACGAACATATGTACGATATGCTTGGTTTTGCCAAATGTTCTATGACTCTAGATATGAATCTTGAACAGCATTTTATGAAGGTTTGTCCGGGCGAAGATCTTGGTGAGGAATGTTCTCTATGGAAAAAATATTCAATTACGCCCCGAGAAAAAGGCACTATTTTCGCATTTCCTCTTACGTCAGAGAATGTAGATGAAATTAAAAGGGATCTTTTCAGTGAGAATTTGCGGTCTAATATGGCTTTGGTATTCGCAGATAGGTATTCTCAGCATCTATCTGGAGACTATTATAAATCTGATCAACCGCGGGTGCTGGAAATGTTGAATGGTGAAGGTAAAGATGATGTTGAACCTATCAAGCTAAATATGACTCTGCAAATTGAAGAGAGTAATAAAGTAGTAAGTTTGGATCCGATTCCTACAGCATGGGACTTTGCGCAGAAGGATGACTCGCATTTTAAAAGGAAGTTTACGTTTAAAAGGCTCAAAGAGCCATTTGAGTCCATCACGAGCGTAAATGGTAAAAAGGTCAATACAACAGCCAATATGGCGATTTATGATCATTCAGAAGCGAAGCATTCATTCATTCTAGAACATCAGGATATTGGCATCAAGGGGAAAAAGAAGCATGCTTCCAAGGATGTTGAGCGAGATTGGATTCAATATAATATGGCGGACCAAGAACTATTGCAAGTTTCTGCGGTACATATAGGTGAACTTGAGAATTTTATAAATTATCTCCGCCCGGTTCATGAAAAGTTGGGTATTAAAGTACCTTCTGTTCCACTACAGCGGAACCGAAACGGAAAGATTGTGCACGATTCGCGTTATCCACTCGATGAATTGTTCCGACCAAAGTTGTCAAGAAATGGGTATAGATTGACTTTGGATAAGAGGGAAAAGGCAGAACAGACCCATGAGATATTCAGAACGCGTACGATTTATGAGTATTCCTTCCTTGCGACGCCCGAGAGGGATGAATGGATGGCAGTAGAGATTAATAAAATGAGGTCATCGCGGAAGAACATGAAGAATTGCATTATTGCTGGAATGTATCAAACCGAGGCAGCAATAATGGAGGGGCGCTTAAAAAATATCTATAAGGACATGGATAAGCCAGATACGGAAGCGAGTTCAGGAGAAACAGATAATGAGGATGATGAGGATGTTCAGGTGCCTGGTGCGGGTCTTAAGGATGGTGGGGTCTTTACGGGTTCTGATATTGCAACCGCGGAGGATGATGTAGAAGCGGTTAAAAATGCCCAAAAAACTACTACAAAGGTGCAGGCGAAGAAGAAGACACCGGTTGTCGTATCCAATGTGCGACTAGGAAGCAATGAATTTACAACGAATAATGAAGAATCTTCGGAAGAGAGTGATGATGAAACGCATTATAGCGAGGAACATAGTGGCAATGAGGACGAGGAGGACTCGGTGACAATTTCATCTGATCTGCGAGTGGTAGAAGAATATGTTGCAGACAATGGCTTGAAGGCTAGCGAGGTTATTCATGCACTTGAACGAATCCAAGAGATGTCTAACGGGAGCTCCTTGGTAGCTGAAGTATTTACCGTACTCAACAAAGTCCATATGGCGCTATGGAACAAGTTTATAATTGCCAAAGGGCGAGAATCATACTTTAATAAATGGTACAAGGAACACCCTCTCCCGCTCAACCAACTATTTGACTCCATTACTAATATTATTACAGAATTCTATAATAATGACCGCGGTGTACTGGGAGGAGCTGATATTAAAACTCTATACAAAAAGTTAGAGGAAGAGGCGAATAGTCAATTAGAAGAGGAGAACTACTAAGTAAATAGCTTCTTATAGGAACCGTTGTGATAATGGTACACCAAAAAGGCAATTAATCCAATAATAACATCAATTAGTAGGGGTATAAAAGATTTTTTATTTTTATTTATAGCTAGATAAGTGAAGCAAAGATATAAAGCAGCATGAATGGGACGTAAATCATTCCACCATATTTTTTGTCCGAATGTTTCGCCGCCAGTTTTTCTATATCCTCCAAAGAATATGAATAGGAATCCTAATGCAGGAAATAGGGCAAGAAATCCCAAGTATGGGAGATATTTTGGAGAGATTTTATAGGATATCCATACAAATAGTGAACGAACAGTTACACAACCAAATAAAAATGCTATAAACCGTTTTTGAATAGTATTCATCTATTAAATATGAATATTATTATTATAATTCTTCTAGTCTGAGATTACATAGTTCAACATATTCTTCATTAATTTCATATGCTGTATAGGCAATGCCTAATTGCTTTGCTGCGACACATTCACTTCCAGAACCGGCGAAGGGTATAACGAGATAGGTATCTGCTTCCTTATTGATAGCAGCTTTAATTAGAGTATTACATAATCCTAGAGGTTTTTGTGTTGGATGTGGTTTTTTACCAGGCAAATGTGCTCGTTCCCGCTTACCGGCACCACCTGCCAAGGCAGCAACTTTGATAACATCGCGTGGAAGGGCACCATTTTTATGGGCACTGTATACGGTTTCTTTATCACCTTTACTAAAACGTCCTTTTGTTGCCTTTCTTTGTTTTCCGGCAGCATTTTTCAAGAAAGTAGTAGTATAGGGTTCACGAACATCATCTAGATTAAATATGGGGTACTTCTTTTTATAGCAACATAGTATACTTTCATGAGATCTCTGCCAAAATTTCAAAGAGGGCGCTGATTTATTAGTATAATGCCATACCAACCATCTAACATTTATTCTAAATCCGAGTCTTACACGGATGAAGGAAAGGATTTCACTAAAGCCATATATATATAGGGTTCCAGTAGGTTTAAGTATTCGGAGACATTCATTGATCCATTGGTCACACCATGTCAGGTAGTCTTCCA